GTCTTTCTTCATTGCCTTGTGGACTGTTCCCTTAACCACCGAAGGTGATCCCTGAAGTCGGTCATACCGGCCAACCTGCCTGCCGAGTATATTCGCCCTTCGCCAATGTTATCTCGGTCCTGCACCGCAAGGACCTCCGATTCAACAAAAGCCTCTAGATGCCGCATTGTGGCTTCGTAAACAGCATTCTTACCCTTGAAGCCAAACGTGTTTATGTCGTCTGGATTCATGTTACGGGAGATACCCCAATTTTACCGATGGTCTTGTTTTGCTCCTGAGTGACGCTCATTTCCAAGTTCTTTATGTAGTTCTGGATCAACTGCCCAAACAACTGATCCTTCTCCGCTGCCTCTTTCACCTTCGGGTTCTTTTCTCCCATCTCTCTTGCGTATTTCAACTTGGTTCCCGCAGTCGGATCGTTCTCGGTGTAGTTAGGCTCAAAGCCCAACATCATCCCGCCCATCTCGGACTTGACCTCGTTGTACATTCTTTGGCTTGCGCTATTTTGGTCGGTCAATATCTCGTCGGCAAAGTCCGGTGAAATGGACCGCACCAGTTTTTCGATCAATCGGTTCCGCTCGATTGAACCACCCACATCCAATGGCACCAATTGCTGTGCAATGATTTCCATCTTCTTCAGGACGTAATCCTGATCCAGATCGCTCACATCAAACTTCAACACAAAGTCGGGCATCTCTTTATCCCTGTTAATAGGCACCTGCGCCCCTGTGATCTTCATCAGGTCCTCGTCATCGAGATACTGCAACGTCAACTGGAACATCATCTGGTATATCTCGGTCCACACCGTCAACCAGTTGTTCATCATCGATTGCTGCGTCATCATCGTCACCTGCGGGGATACGTCAGGGTGGGGGAGTCCAAAATACTTTGCAACGGCACGTTCGATAAAAGCAATGGTTTCAAACGCAGTCGTCGCCACACCGGCAGGTGGTTTCATAAACGAATAATCACCGGTCTTGGTCACCGGCAACATCACCGCAGGACCCACCTTGTTTATAAGGCCAAGCCTCTTGTTGACCTCAATGGCAGGCAGCGTTTCAAATGATGTCCTGTCCATAATCGAGTCGATCTGGTTTTTAAGGAATGTCTGGTAACTCCCGATCACCTCGGTGATAGGACGACTCTCCACAACCCTCCTCTTAATCACCTCACGCTTGAACTCAACAAACGGATAGCGGCAATGGTTGTAGTCGAGCATCTCATGCTTTGCATACAACGCCTTGCCAAGCGCATCCCTCTGGATCATCGGTGCAAACACCGTGGTATATATAGCAGGCACACCATCGTCATTCAGTTGCTTGGTATATGCCCACACAACCTCCACCAAGTTGTCACGCCTATCGATTGCGTCAGCACTCAATGCTGAAGCCGATGTTGTGATGTCGCTGAAATCGCTTGAACGTCCGGTGGTCTTGATAGCCTCCTCCACCCAATCCTCATTCCAATCATCGTCGTTGACCATGCTGCGTAGCTCGACCTCGGACATATACTGTTTCCTGAATATAACCCGTGCTTTTTGCAGGGTTGTCGTTTCCGGTGGAAAGCTGATCTCGTCATAAGGTCGGCAAGCCACAAGCAACGGCTTATTAGCCACAATATAATCAATAGGGATCGAGCTTTCTCCGGTTTCTCTCAACTCCTTAACAATCTTCTTTGCCGGTCGCCGCTTGATTCCTTCAACCTGAGTCATCAACATGTCAACCACCACCGACTCCTGAGCAGGGTCAAGGATCAACTTGGGGAAGTCTGCAAAAGCAGGGTCTTGCTGAGACATCTCAACAATCTGCTCCAGCGTGATCTTCATTGGCATCAATTGGTTTTGCTGCTCCCATCCGACAAACATCGCAGACCACCCATACTGCATGGAATATTGAGCCATCAATTCAGCCTCACGCCTCATCTCATGGTACAACTTGGTGCCAATCAACCAACGCATCAACGTGTTCATGCTTGCCGCTGCCTCGGTGTCGCTCGACTCGGTCGCTCCCACCTTCAGTTGGGATTTTTGGAAACCATTCATCATGGTAGCCACAAGCTGATTGATGGTTTCATCTGCAAGCCTGATCCGGTTGTCCGCAGCACCCTCGAAAGGGAAAGGCTGCGTTCCTTCGCTCAACGCACTTGCGTGTTTCTTGAAATCACTCGTCTGGCTATTCCAACGTGCATAACGCACATCGTCCGCAGACTGTATCCGTTCCAGAGCATGACCATCGGTCAAACTTCTCCTATACTCAAAAGTCAATGTCTCCACATCAACCTTGCCGTCCTTGTGCTTGACCAATTGGTCCTCTGATTCGTTCTTGTTCATTTTATGAAAGCCCTGTGTGTTTCAATAGGTGGTCCCTAAATATCTTGTAGCGGGGGGAACCTTTATCCCCGCCCTGAAGCGTGTAAGTCTTCAAGACTCCATTGCGCCTCAACTTGGTTAAATATTCTTTTGAGAGTCCGGTCAGTTCCGCTGCCTCGGATAAGCTCAATAATGGTGGGTAGTTAGCTACTTGCATCAATTTTAATATGTCCCTCCTCCTGACGATGCCCATGTTTGATCCGTGATGTGCATCGGGTTTGCGGTCATTATATAGCGGAGACAGTCAACGGGGTCCTTGAAGGCGTTTCTCTCCCCACCGGCAGCACTTGCCTCGGTCATGCAGGCTATCGTGTTTTTGCATTCGCTTGATATGAACAACTTGGGCTGGTTGACACTACTCAGCTTGTCGTCAATGTTGTAATCCAATGCATCGTTCACAACCCCTATGCCCTGCTCGATGTGTATTCCCGCCGCAGGTGTGAAAAACATCTCAGGCTCATCATATGCCATCCTTTCAATCAGGGTCACACCATCGTCGGTCATCGCCTTACTGCCTCCTGCACGGGGGTCGATATACCTCTCCTCGATCTTCTCGTCCCCTTCAAGTTCCTTGATCAACTCCTTATACATCGTATGACCGGTGCCCACCGGTTTTTGGGCAGGCCCAATCTTCCCGCTCATGTCGTCACCCCCTACTGCCCACTCCCCATAGGTGGGCATGTCAGGGTATTCCCTATATATGAAAAACCGTTCCTCACCGTCCACAACACAGACCCTTAACCAGAGGATATACCACGACCGTGCCCCGTGAGGGTCGGCAACCATGTAATTTGTGCCATCCGTTGGTATATCTGCATGGTTTATCACATGGTCCTTACCAAACTTCGGGAACCATGTGTTGCTAGTCCGGTCACACCACCCATATGCCCTGATCTTGATCTGCGTGGAACTCTCACCCGTCAAGACCCTCTCCATCTGGTCATACGGATTGTAAGGGTTCATGCTGGTGTGAAAAAACACCACAGCACAACTTGGGTCCATGCACTCCATCTGGTAAGGCATCGTTCCCACCGGACATCCGGTCACGTTAACCGTGTCGGGGAGCAGGGGAGACTCAACCGTGGATAAAGGCTTCGCCCCTGCCATGAACTTGTTCACGACAGGGGTCCAGCCGGTGATAGGGGTTGCCGCTATAATCAGCTTCCCCTTCCGTGTGACCAAGCGGTAGACCGCAGTCTCCACTAAACTCGCTGGCACCAATTCATCGCAATATATAAGGTCCGCTTCCATCCCCTCAAGGATGTCGCTTCTCTGCTCATAATAATGGAAGAAACATTGACTCCCGTTGGGCAGCACAAAACTGGAATTGGTGAACCCGTTTTTTTGCGTGTAACTGACGTTGCCAACCTTGCCCATCTTCTTCCTGCCTTTGAACTGGTTTGGTAAATACTTGTAAACCGCAGGCTGAAGGTCACGCACACTACTCTGGTTGGTCATGCTGAAGGCAACCACCTTGGCCTTGGGCTTGGTGACCATCACATCAACAAGTTTCCTGCAACTGTAACTCGTCTTGCCGCTGCGGTTGCCTCCGCTTATCAACAGGTGGTCATAAGTCTTTAATAAGTCGTCCGCATCCTTCCAATGGTCGGGAATGTAACCGGAATAATATGCGTCCTCCTCCTCCTGCCTGATGATCTCCTCTCTGGCAGGCTTCAGGACGTTCTCGATGAGGTGGGTGCCCTTCTCTTCACCGTACTGCTCCTTAATCGAAGCAACGGTGTCTGAATCGAGGTCCTGAAGTACGGGGTGGTTCAACTGTCCAATTTGACCAACGTGAAGCCCTCCACAGGCACATCAAAAAATGACTCGGTTCCATCAGGCACATACTTGTTGGGCACCTGTTCGATGGGGCAACAATCTATATCCTCACTCTGTATGGTCATGGCATGGGTGCATTCCCTGTTTAGCACCCAATAGGTGAAGGACTCCTGCATGAGCCTCTTTTTCCGGTAGGGAATGTGGATGGTGTCGAAGGGAAACTTCGCTCCGGTCCAACCGGATCGAATTTCCACCTCATGCCGCAATAACTGCAACTCCCTGATGTCATGCTTCTTGTCCTCAGAGGCATTGATCCATGACCCTCCTTTTTGTAGGTGAGCCGTTACCGCAGTTTTACCCTTGGCATCGTTGGCCTTGTACAAGGAAGGGCTGAACGCTTTTCTCGTCATGGGCTATCTCCACTTGTCCTCCGATAACAGGCTCAAGATCAACCCGTAGTTGGCAATGTCCATACAGTTGTCCTCTATGGACTCGTTGTTTGGCGAATCCCTGTTGTCCAGTAAATTGGCTATCCGATGCACCTTGTCCTTCACTCTGGTTAACACCCCAAACATGTCCTGATTCTTACTACCCCAAGAAGCTATATTCTTGCTTCCGTAGTCCGTTTGCTTTGCGTCAAAGACCTTAATGTTTTTCAGGAACTGCGATAACGCAGCCCTCGACATTTCGGTCCTCAAATCCAAAGACTCTGCTATTTCCTTCTCTGTCATAGGCACTACTCCGCTTGTCATAAATCTCCCCCCAACACCGCAAATACGGGTAGGGGGCCGGTGGTGGTCGCAGCCCAGCAAGCCACAAACAACGTAAACGTAATTCCAGCCTTTCTAACTGGAGGGTTTATGTTTTTCATTGCTATCACCACCAAATTACCAAAATAAAAACTTCCGCTTGGGCTTGCAGTCTTCAGGGTTCCTAATAGCCCTCTCCTGAGCCTTGGCAAGTTGGTGCTGCGTGAACATAAAAGGTACCCAATCCTTGCCGGTGTTCATCCAAGCCAGAATGTAAACCTCGTTGGCACCTATCTTACGGTTCCTGTTCTCAATCACATACAACCTGCCTTTTTTGCACTTCATCATAAATCAGTCATCGTCCATGACGATCTTCCAACCCTCTCCCTCGTCATCTCCCTCGTCATCCTCCTCGTTTTCCGCAAAGGCTTCAGACACCAAGGAGTTTTTCACGACCTCCAACACCCCAATCATCGAGACATAAGTAAGGTCGAACTCCTCCATGTAGATGCATATCAGCTTCTCCAAAGCCTCGTACACCTTCTCCTGTTTTTCCTCCTCGGTCACAGTCTTCCACGATATCTCGGATGCCTCACCGCATAGAAACTCGACCCGTCCCACTTCACCGGAAACACAAAGCCCTTGGAGTACATCAAGTTGTCCTTCACCTTCACCAAATAATCCTCCCCCATAACCTTCGCATTAGCCAACCTCTGGTTCCGAGGAACCTTACCAACTACCTCGGCTACATGACTCGGCGGGTGAGGAGTCAGGCCCATGTCAAACATCACCTGATCACGCCCCTCCTCAGTCCATTTGTAAGACCTGCCTGATGGCTCATAGTGAAAACCCTCCTGAAGCCTCTTGCGCCTCACCTGAAGGTCCCTCGCAGTTACCCCAAGCTCCTTAACTAACTTTTGCTGATCAACCATTCGTGTTCCTCCTCAAGTACCGACATAACCCACTCATTGATTTGCTCACGGGCCTCCTCTGGCTCGTAATGGCTTTTTAAGCCTATCTTGAACTGGTCAGCGTCCACACGGACTGCCACAGCACCGGTCACCATCTCGCCCCCATCAATGATCTGGAGGATGTGGATGTGGTTGGCTTTGGGGTTCCGTCTTTTCAAATTAATTTTTCAAACGTGATAATGCTTCAGCATCCCTGCGGGGAATTGGGCTAGGCACCCCCCCCGCCCCCCTTTGCCTCGGATTTGACGACCTTATCCTTGCCCTCAACGTCGATTACCCCTGATTT